TATATCTTTCATCTTTTCTATGATACCTGTAAGAGTTTTTGCTTTAAATAAATGTGCTTCATCACCAAATACTGCACCAAACTGGTCGTAAAAAGATTTTGGCATTGTAGATAATGTTTGCCATGTAGTCACTACTATGTCTGTCGTTCCCTTTTTATCACCACCATACATCTTATCAATAGGTTTATCGTATCCATAGTCTGCAAAGTCTTTTGACATTTGTTCTACTAATGATGTGGTAGGAACAACAACTAAAACTTTTTTCTTATGCATAGATATAAAATGTCTTGCAATACAATATATGATTGCAGATTTACCACTTGCAGTTGGAGATACTAATAATTGTCTTCTAAATTTTATACCACGAGATATTGCTTCTACTTGATAATTTCTTAATGCAAATCCCATATTTAAGTTATCGGTAAAGTCTGGAACTTCTAAATCAGTTTCCCATTGATATCCACTTATGGTATATTCTCTATCTTTTGCAAATTGTTCTACTGCATAATATAATCCAGTATAAATTTTACCAGTTGTTTGTGCAAACAATCTTATATTACCATCCCAATATTTGTTGCGTACAGAAGGCATAAACTTTGCGCCTGGAACTGGGAAAGTAAAATAGTCTGATAATTCTCTTTTGATAGATTCTTCTGCATCTATCTTTATGTGAGTATTATCGACTTTGGTTATCTGAATGTCGGGCCTGCTATCCATCCTACTAATGATTGTCTTAATCCTCTGAGTACTGGGGTTACTTGGTGATATACAAAAGATGGAAATATAATTATACTTCCCTGTTCTCTTGCATTTTGTTGAGCTCTAAATTTAATATTGTCTGGTGTCATAGATTGTGGATTTTGCATAAATGGGTCTGTCCATTCAAAATGTCCACCTTCGTATTCATCTGGATGTGTAAGATTTACACTATACGAAAGTTTTCTATAGGTATTTAATCGTTCATCTTTATTTGGGTCATTTTTACAGTCTTCTTCATTATATGGTTCGAAGTGTCCATCACAATGCCAACTATAAAATTCTGGTGCATCTGGGTCATATTTATATGAAGTAAATTGATATGTTTCATGGTAAGATAAATCAAATTTAAAGTAGTCTTCATTTACCTTCCTTACATGTGGAGTAATATGGTCAAATATTGTAAGTCCATCTTGTAGTTTTGCTTCTCTATCTAACCATGCAACACCAGATTTACGAGTCCCATGGTCTTCTATTCCATCGTTACTTCCACCTATTTGGCCATATTCATTGTAAGAGTTTTGTCCTATTTCTATAATTTCTTCACATATATTTGGTGGGATTGCTCTGGATAGAGTTACACAATGTTCTGGAATAAAAGATGGCATAATATATTAACCTGCTGGGTTAGTAAACTTCAACCAATCGATTGCATTCTTTATTGATTGATGTCTCCATGTAATAATATTTAGTATCTCTTTTAAAGCATCAACACATTCAGTTAAATATTCCACCTTCAATTTAAGGTCTGATAAATCTTTGTCTGCATTGAAATAGTAATTGTAGTCTTGTTTGATAACTCTATGACCATCGAATGGGTCATATGACCAACCTAGTTCATCTATCTCTTCTTTAGATAATTTATCTGTATACCATAACCATTTCGTTTTAAGTAATGTATTGTATTTAACCTCATAAGACTTAAGAGATAATCTTTTTTCGTTTAAGAGTTCTAGGTATTTTGCATGTAAAGAAGGTGTATTTAAGGATGCTTTATCCAAATCAATCTGGTCGATTACAGAATCAACCTTCCACATACTTTGTATTTCTTCTAATGTCATACTATAATTATACCACTAAACTGGTATTTGTCCACTTTTTTATGATGTGGATGCTATTTCAAATGTAGTAAATTGGAAAGATGCACTGCATGTTACATAGGTAATTCCACCAGCAACAGTAGTATCCATTGTAATCTCACCTAACGATGTAGGAAATGCACCTTGTATTCTAACATATCTGTTAGGATTATTTGCAGCTGTTGTAATTACAATAGTCATATCTGAGTATAATGCATCATAATCACCAGAACCATCATATGGTTGTTCTGCTCTTCGATTTGCACCTACTAGACTTCTAAATTTTTCTGGGTCTGTAGAACTAGTAATCTGAGACATCCATGTATATAATTCAGTCCAGTTTTCCATGTTTTCATCAACAATAAAGTTTACAGTTAATTCACCAAGATTTATTTTATCGCCTGGAACTAAAACATTTCTACCTAGGTTAGTAGGTTGTTGAATTTCTGCAACAGTTACAGATGGAACATTAACACCAGTTGCAAAGTATTTTGTATTAGGTAATTTCTTAACTAATAATTCGAATTGAGTTGGTGCAAGATAGGATAGATTATCTGGAAGATTACCCGCCCATGTTGCAGTTGAGATTTGTCTTGTAGTCATATATGTATTTATATCAAAAAGAAAGGGAGTTTTTCAACTCCCTTCCTAAAATCACTTAAGCAGCAACTTTGCCAGTAATTCCACGATAAGTAACTTCTTTACTTTTCTTGGATTTTCTTGCTTTGCTCTTAAGAGTTTTTGCATCGTATTTGATACCTCTGTAGCAATACATAATAGCCTCCAGTTTTCATTTCGATTTCGTACATACAACTTTCGTTGCACACCCTTCTCCATGCGTTCCTTCGGTAAGATGTCGGTCTCTGTTCCCACTTGGGTACTTAGCTTGCCTTTCTTCTATTGCAGAAGAAAGAGGTTTTCTTGTCTTCCTACTTCCGACTCCATGATGATGGAGTTGAACGAGTTGATACTTTTCAGTATCATTAATATTTATAGCTTAAAAAAGTCCAACTTTTTGGCGATTTTTGTTGACAGGCGGGTGCATTTTTTTGTATAATACTCTTGTAATTAAGAATTACCAAGTACTTGAGGATTCGGACTTGTAAAAATTAGAGAAAATCCTACTTGATTAAGGTTTAGTCCAGATGACACTGAAAAGGTTCTTAATCATTAGAAACAGTTCACGAAGTTCAAAAGTCTTGAGAGGTCACAGGTTCGAATCCTGTCTGTTACCGAGGGTGCAGTGGAGAAGTGGTGTGTATCTCTTGAAATGTCAATTGGATAGGAAACTTGCGAGGAGTACTATTTGAGACAGAGCATAAGACTTATCGTAAATCGTAGAGTCATGTGAGTAAGCATGTGGTGAGAATGTCCCTAGTGACAATCAATATAACCAGTAACTACTTCACTACCTTGATTCAACCATTACACAACTTTGTCCATCCTCTAGTTAAAGAGTGAGGATTGTAAGATATCTTACCACTAAGGGACATTGTAAAAGGGAATGAGTACCATATGGATGCTAGATTCGTTGACCTTGTTAATCTGACAAGGTAGAGTCTACGCACATTGAAAGTTCGGTGGGTTGATACTGTATCAATACTGGGAGACATAACAAACGAAAGTATTTAACGCGAAAAAAGGGGACTAGACATGGTTAACTAACGAGGGCATCTGGTGGTAAAAAATCAGATTTTATTGAATTCCTGTTGGGGTCAGTGATGACTTTCCTAACTTTAGTAGTGGTGATATATGAGTACAAGATAGAAGCGTGTTGACTGTTTGTTGTAAAAACAAGAGATGAGACTCAAGCGTGCAACAGACAGATAGTCGGAGACCTATACAGAATCCGAGCGTAGAAAGAACTCTTGAGTCAGAATATGATGGTAAGTGTATGGATGTGAGTTGAAAACAATTGGTGTCTGGTACTTGTTAGATTCTTGGAGAATAAGAGGGTATAGTCGTCTAACAGTTAGTAGGGAATACGAAATCTCGCTCAAGGTGGTGATGAAACAGTGGTTGCAAACACCGAGTAGTCATTAATGAACTTCACCTTTTTTAAGTCAAATAGTTTCAAGGGTCGTTCCCTTGCCTGAAACGATGGAGACAAGAACTTATTCACGATAGGTGAGTTAAAATTATTTGATTAGAGATTTGATTCGACAACAATGAAGATTGCTTGATGCAGACAAGTCTCGAAACCCACCTTTATGGTGGGTTTTTTTTAGCATAAAAAAAGGGACTCCGAAGAGTCCCTTTTAGAAAAGTCTACGACTTTTAAAAAACCTTATAGAATGTTTTCTATTTCGATTTTTCTGTAGTAGAAGTTTGAACCAGCAGACGCTAAACCATCACTTGGAGCACTACCTACGAAAGGATTAGAAATCATTCCATATCTAGTTTTGAATCCAATTTTTGGTTGGAAGCTGTTCTCACCAACTGCACGAACCATTTGTAATGGAACATATGGGCAATAGAACAGACCAGCGTCATAAGCGTTTGAGCCTTTGTAACCAACAACAGCAAATTCTTTAGAAGCATTTACTGGTGCATATGGATCAACATAGACTTTAACACGGCCAAATAATGTACCTGCAAATGTATTGCCTGTATCATCAACTGTTAAGTTTGTTTGACCTTGTAATGCTGGGTTGTAGTCTAAAAGACCAGCCATTGCAAGAGCAGAAGCAACATCTGAAGAACAGATGATGAGGTTACCTTTGCCTCTACGAGTTAATTTTGCAATCGCATTAGCTTCTCTTTCTAGTTGGAAAGCGAGGCCTTTAATTTTTTCAACCATCCAACGACCATTAGAATCTGTATCTAAGTCGAATGTACCAGCAGTTGTTGTTCCTGTTTGAGCACCTGTTTTAGCAGTTGAGTAGATAGTTCTAACAACTTCACGGTTGATCTCAGCAAGAATTTCTGATGATAAGATGTTTGCTAATTCTGTTTCAGCGTCAAGACCGTGAACTGCTTTAAGATCTTGTGCTAATTCGATTGAGTATTCTGCTTTAAGAGCACGAGTTTTTGCAGTAACAGAAACTTTCTCGATTGAGAATGCCATTTCAGCGAATGTATCAGAAGCGATACCTGCTTCAGCCTGAGCTGTTGTCATACCAGCCTGAGCAGCAGCGTTACCAACGAATGTGTTAGCAGCAGCGGCACCAACTTCAATGTCTGTTTGTGCAGAACCTGTACCAGCGAAACCTGTGTTAGCTTCGTTGTAGAATGCTTCGTCACCTGATTGTGAATCATAGAGTGAACGCATCGCAAAGATAAGGCCTGTTGGACCTGTCATTGGCTGAACGCCAGCGATGTCATAAGCGATTAAGTTAGGTAAAGATCTTCTTACTAATGAGATTAGAATTGGATCAAAACCAGCAGCAGGGCCAGTAGCTGTTGCTGAACCACCGAAACCACCTGTACCAGCAGCGTTTGCTGGAGATGCTTCAGTAAGAACAGATTGAGATTTACTCATTTCATGAGCTTGGTTCTCAAGAACAACTGCCGTGACTGCCTTTTTATATGGGTCTTCGATTGGTGCAAGATCAGCGTGATCTAAAACACCTTCCCATTTTTTTTGTAAGTCTTCGGACAAATACATTTTGTTCTCCTAAGTTTTTAAATTAAATTATTTCTTTGTTTTAGAAATAGCTTGTGATACAGCAGCAACGAAAGGATCATTAATGTCTTTCTTATCTTCTGTATCTTCTACATTTTCGTGTAATTGTGTCTCATCAGCCTTTTTAACATCTGATGGGAAGTAGTTCTCACGGATAGTTTCAAGTTTTTCTTTGTATTCGTCCTCTGTGGAGAATTCAACACTCTCTGCAAGTGTTTTGATTTTTTCAACTTGAACGTCTGTAAGACCTTCAGTTACTACACGAGTGATTTCATTTTTGCGTGATTCTATAAGATCTTTCTTATATTCAACACCACGCTCGATTTCTTCGTTGAGTTTGCCTTCAAGTTCTTCAACCTTAGTTGCTAACTCATCAACCAAATCAACTTTTTCAACTGGAACATCAACATAATGTTCAGCGAATAGATTACGCATACCTGCGATAAATTCTTCTGTTAATTCTGATCTCAAACCAGATTCGATTGCGATTTCATTATCAGCCATCCATTGTTCTACAACATATGAAAGATAACCATCAACTTTTTCTGTTAAATCAGTTTTAATTGTATCGATTGCTTCCTCTAATTGACCAGCATATTTTGCTTCAACTTCTTCTTCAATTTGAGTAACACGATCATGAACACGAGCTTCAAAGATTGTAGCAGCCTTAGATTTGAAATCTTCAGAAATAGTTTCATCGTCAGCAAACATTGCATCGATGTCTTCTTTCATAGATTTTTTGTAACCTTCTTCTACTTCTTCTTTGTCTTCATCATCATGTTTAGCTTCTTTTTTCATGTATTTCATTTCTTCAAGATTTTCATCTTCTTCAATGATATCTTCATCATTCACTTCAACTTCAGTATCTTCCATTTTAGCAGAAGCTGCTGAAGGCTTAGTAGCGATAGAAGCTTTGTTTTTAGCAGAGTTATCTGCTGTAGCTGTTTTGATTTTATTAGAATCGTCAAGTGGTTTAGAATTAGTATTAGTTGGACCACCTAAATCTTGCACTTCACCTTCTAATTTTTGTGGAGGCATAGCTGGTGCATCTTGCTTACTTTTCGTAAGAATATCAGCAGCGGCTTCCATTAATTTATTTGTTGACATT